TGCTGGTGCATTGCTAAGTCTTGGTGCAGGTGCCGCCACTTATCTTGGTCTAACCAAAGAACAAGAAATTGCACAAGAAAAAGTTGCTGAAAGTGTCAAGACTACTGTTAAAGAAACTAAAAAAGTTAAAAATGATCAGTCTGGCTACAATGACATGATAGCCAAGGGTCTTGATACTCTGACCAAGATTGGTTCGCAACTACAATTGAATTTTAAGACTGCTCGAGATCGTTATGACTTGGACATTCGTAGTCTAAGCCTCAGCGAACAAGAAAAGAAAATTGCTCAAGACACAGGTGCCATTGAGCAACAAACACAACAGGCATTGTTGCAATTGGAATCAGCTAGAGCCGCACAGAATGCCATTGTGCAGGCTGCTACAAAAACTGCCTATGATCAGGAACGAGCCAGTATCATTGCCAATGGCGAGTCACAAAAGAAATATGCTTCTGAACGCATCACACAGTTGATGCAGACACAAGCAGCCTTGAAAGATTTACTGGCTGCTACAGAATTGTATGGCCAGACAGGTGCAAAGATCCTGGAAAATGAAACACGAGCACAAATTCCATTGCTTGGCAGCATCAATGAACGCATAACACTTGAAACCAAACTAAACCAAGTTCAACAAATCCGTGCTGCCTTGGTAGCACAAACTGCAAAACTTAGTGAGACTGATCGTGCAGCCGCCATTGGCCAGATTGACGAAGCCATTGCTGGATTAGACATTCAGAAAACATCCTATGATGCAATTTTGTTAAACTTGCAAGAACAATTCAAGAGCCTACAAGGTATTGGTTATCTGTCAAAAGAAAATGCGGCTGCTATATTAAAAGGTGCTGAAGCTCAAGTGGGTGCAATCAAGACCACCAACAAAGAACTTGGTCAAAGCAACATTGCCCTGGCTGAACAAGCACGAACATTCAGTTATGGATGGCAGACTGCTATGAATGATTATGTGCTGGCCACACAGAATGGTGCTGAACAAGCAAGATCAGCATTTCAAACTGTTACCAAAGGCATTGAAGATTCTATCATTGGTGCACTCAAAGGCAGCAAGAACAGTTTCAAAGATTTCTTAGGCAGCATTGTTGAAATGATCTTACGCAGTCAGATACAACAGTTGCTGGCCCGACAATTTACAGGTATTGGTGGCGGAGGTGGAGGTGGAGACATCTTGAGCACCTTGTTCTCTGCAGGCAAGAGCTTGTTGGGATTTGCCAATGGTGGCATGATTCCCACAAATGGTCCTGTGATAGTTGGTGAACGAGGTCCAGAAATACTTACAGGTGCCGCAGGAAGAAATGTAATTCCTAACAATGCATTAGGTGGTGGCACAGTAACCTACATAATCAATGCTGTAGATGCACCAAGTTTTCAATCATTGGTGGCAAGAGATCCTGGTTTTATTCATGCAGTTGCTGAACAAGGCCGTCGTAACATGCCACTCACAAGGAGATAACACATGAGTTTTCAATGGATTATAGATAACGCTGAATCAATATCAATCAACAGCATGCCCATAGTTGCACAAACTATTGCCTTGGATGGCACAGTACGGTCAACCAGTTATGGCGGTGCTGCCTGGCGTATTGAAGCTCGACTGCCTGATGGCCCTAGATGGAGTGAATATAGAACCAGCATTGCCACTGCTGAAGCACTGGGCAAGACCACAAGTGCCACAATACAAATATCTGACACTGGTCAGACTCCGTGGTTAAATGCATATCTTGGCAATGCCGCATCAACAGCAGGTGTCACAGCAACCTATGCCTCAGGCAACACAATTACACTAACAGCAGGACTGTCAACTGGCAGTGGTTATAGATTACGAGCAGGCGATTATGTTCAATTGGGATCAAGTGGATCTGTGTATCGTGTGGCAGCTGATGTGCTGTTTTCATCCAGCACAGTTACTCTAAACAGACCAGTATTAGAAGCAGCAGGATCATATTCATTATTGATTGGACCAGCAGTGACCTGGACAGTTAGATGTATTGATTTTCCGCAATGGAATATCTTTGCTAGAGATCAAGTTGGGTGGTCAGGTGCATTTGTGTTTCAAGAGGATCTGACCTAATGGATCTCTCCACACAAAACTCAATTGGATCAGCACTGCTGATTGCTGTGAGTGTGCCTGGTGAACCTGTCACAACATTCAGCACCTACTGGAAAGATTTATCAGTGGGCGGAATTAATTATGTTGGATTAGGAAGTTTACTCAGCATCACTGATTCACGCAGTGATCTTCGTGCAGCTCCACAAGATCTCAATATCAGCATATCTGGCTTGGTCAGTAGTAATCTTGACTTTGTGAAAAATAACCTGCTGAGAGGATCACCTATATCTATTTTAAGATATGTGTTCAATCCTGTTACAGGTGTGGCCCTGGCCATTGCTGACAATCCCACTGGAAGATTCTATGGCATTGTCACAAACTACAGCATTGACTACACAGCAGATCCCACAACATCTGATCGTTCGGGATCAGTCACTATCAATCTGCAATGTAGCAGTGTGGTAGAACAATTGAGTAAAAAAATATCAGGTCGTAGAACATCAAGTGAAGACATGAAGAAGTTCTATCCTGGCGACCTAAGCATGGATCGTGTGAGTAGCCTGGCCAGAACCAATTTTAACTTTGGAGCACCCACATGAGTTTCTTCTCAACCATTTTTGATCTAGGCAAAACTGCTGTGAGTTTTCTCAGTGGCAACAGCCTGGGATTACAACTGGCCAAAATGGCTCTTACAGGTTATGCACTAAATCGTGTGACACAGAATGTTAACAAAAGCAATCAGACTCCGTCAACAAAAACAGTAGATCCTGGTGCTAGAATTCAGATTGATCCTGATCAAAACAATAGAATACCTGTGTTGTATGGAGAAGCATTTGTGCCTGGCATTGTAACTGATGCACATCTCAGTACTGATCTAGCCACCATGACCTATGTGTTCACACTGTGTGAACTCACAGGCACCAAGATATCAGACTCCACTCCCAGCACATATGAATTTGAAGATGTGTATCTTAATGATCAACGAGTTGTGTTCAAGAGTGATGGCATCACTGCTGATTACACCATGGACCGTAATGGTGTGCAGGATCTAAGTGTTAGAGACCTGGTGGCTGTGAGATTCTATGCTGGTGGATCTCCTGCTGCATTTCAACAAGGTCAACAAGGTGGTTACTCAATAACTCCAGGAAATGCCTGGGATACAGTGCCAACCTGGACACCTTTGCATGCCATGAATGATTTATTGTTTGCTGTGATCACAGTGACATACAATGCTGAAAAAGGACTCAAAGCCTTACCAACTGTGTTGTTTCATCTTAGAAACTCCATGAAGCAGCCTGGTGATTGTTTGTGGGATTATGCCACCAACACAAGATATGGTGCTGGTATAGCACCGGAGGATATTTTCCGTGAATAGTTTTCAACAACTCAACACCTACAGCAGCCAAACAATCACATACAACAATGGTTCAGGATACAGCCTGGTATTTGCTAATGCTCTAGGCAATGGCACAGTTACCAGCAATACTTCAGTATACCATACTTTACAAGATCGCCAACCCATAATCACATTCACTGGATCTACTCAACCCATCATTGTGAACATTCAATCACCCAATGATGCCAATGGTGCTTGCCTAAGCAATATTGTATATGTGGGCAACAATGCCAATCTTAGTGTGACTACAATCAATTCTACCACCTGGTGCATTGGCAATGTGTGGAGTGTGGCAGATTACAATGAAGTATTTGTCAACACCTTGGCCTACATCAACAGTTCAAGAACTGAAGATTTCTTTTACTCAACCAACATCACTGATCAACAAGGCAACAATCGCAGTTTCTATACCAATGTCGATGTTATACCTTTTGGATTCAGTTATCCTAGCACAGTGACATTCAATGAAGATGCCAATGCCATCATTGATGGGTTGTCAATCAGTGATCTAGCCAACAACAGTTATTCAATAACCATGAGCCTGGCCAATGCCTCAGTTGGCACCATGGTACTGAACTCCAATGCAAGAACAGGCACAACACAAGTTATTTCTGGAACCAAATCTCAAATAAACACAGCCTTGGCCGGCAACATTACCTATGTGCCTGCTGATGATTATGTTTCAAATAGCAATATTGCACTCACAGTGTTGAATACCACAACCTCCAATGTGGTGTTAAGCAGTAATATTCAACTGCAGATTGGTGCAACTCATGCTGAATTCTCTTATCCCACACAATTAAATTATGGCATCACTGCCAATGCTGTGGTTGGGACAACACCTTATGGCAACTTGCGAATCACAGATCAGGCTGCGAATAGAAACTACAGTGTCACAGCAGTGATGGGCAATATTGTAGGAGGCAATTTATACATTGCATCCACCAATTATGGCAACACAGTAAGTCTTACTGGCAACATTACCACAGTGAACAATCAATTGGCCAATCTAGTGATTGTGCCTTCAGGGTCTGGTGGATCCAATACCAGTATTGTGTACACACAAACACAAACTACTGCCAACATCGCACAAGGAAATATCACATTGCCAGTTACATGGACACCTACAACCTGGCACATCAACAATGGTGCTGAACGAGCCACAGGCACTTTAACATACAGTGTTGCCAATGCAATACCAGAATTCAGTGCAAATGCTGACTTCTGGAGAGGACAATGGTATCCT